ACAGCGGATACGATTTGGTGGCGCGGAAGATTATCTGTCCTACCCTCGATTTGAAGATAACGGCGAAGAATTAATTGTGATGTCTTGGAAGGATGTCTGCTTTGTGGAGGCAGACGATGCCAAAAACCACTAATAAACCTATTGCGCGCACCACCACCGGTAAGGGTAAGAATTACAACCCAGCCGATAAAGGCGCGGGCATGACCGCTAAAGGAAGGGCGGAATATAATGCAAAAAATAATGCAAACCTTAAAGCACCTGCTCCAAACCCTAAAACAAAAGCTGACGAAGGTCGTAAAAAGTCTTTTTGTGCGCGGATGAGCGGAATGCCTGGGCCAATGAAAGATAAAAAGGGCAGGCCCACCCGAAAAGCAGCATCTCTTAAAAACTGGAATTGTTAACTAAAAGGAATTAATCATGTCAAATTCAAAATCAATCGGCGTAGCATATGCCGACCCACTATTTGAAAGCCTAGATGTTTCGGGCGCTGTCAACTTAACTGGCGGTGATTTTAATATCACCACAACATCAACTAGCACCGATGGAGCAACTAGCGTTGAACCAGTATTAGTTAGCACAACAATGACCGGCACCGGTGGAGTTGGTGGCCGTGCTAAATTTTTAACAACGATCAACTCGGTTCTCGGTAGCTATTCAAACGCCCTAAAAGGTGAGGTTGTATATGGAACCTCTGGCCGTACTACTGGCTTGGGCTCTGCCGTGTTAGCTGAAATGACACTATCGGCTGGAACCTCTGCTGGTAACTATGCCCCAATTGAAATTGAATTAAATTGCGCATCTGGTGCGTCAACTGGAACAGCAACTGCCCTAATTTATGCCGGCGTTAATGGCACAGGCGCTGCAACCGTAGACACTAATGGTTACTTATTGAATCTAGCTGGTGTAACCGTGGCAGGCGCTAAATTGGCTGCAACAGGCACAATTACCAATGTCAACGAAATTACGCATGGTTTGCGCGTAAAAATCGCTGGTAGTGACTATTACCTGTTAGCTGCAACTGCCGCTAACTTTAACGCATAGTGATTACTAAGGACTATTTATTACAGTTGAGGCAGGCATCCGTACTAGAACTTCAAGCGGCTCTAGAGCGGGTGCAGCAACAACGGGGCGCAATTGCGATTATTGATGCTTTATTAATAGAAATTGACAAGGAAAAAGACAATGGCAGCTAAACCTGGCTTGTACTCAAATATTCACGCTAAAAGGGAAAGGATCGAGCGCCAAAAGGCTGCTGGAAAGACTCCCGAGAAGATGCGCAGCCCAGGCACCAAAGGCGCACCAACTGCCAAAGCATTTAAAGAATCGGCTAAAACTGCAAAGAAAAAGTAATGCCGCTTATTAAAGACATTGGCAAAAAGGCATTCCAAAAGAATGTCAAGGCAGAGATTGCTGCGGGCAAGCCAGTTAAGCAGGCCGTGGCTATTGCGTACTCCGTTAAGCGTGAGGCTGCAACCAAGAAGAAGAAGAAATAATGGCCACATTGTCAGATGTTTTGCGTGAAGCAAGATATACGCCGCGCACAACCTTAGCCCAAACCCAAAAAAATTATGTTATGGGCATTGGCCCAACTGCCATTAAAAACCTTGCTAATCAAAGGGCGGACATAGATGCTGCGTTGGTAATGGGTGATGCGGGGTTACAAATAGGTAATAGAGAGGCGTTTGAGCGCCAAATTTCCGAAGTACCTAATGTGGCCGGTATGTTTATTGGCCCCAAGTCATCTGCCTGGAATAAACCTGCTTACGAAAAAGCCGTAGAAATGGAAAAAGCTGGGGCGCGACCCTCTGATATTTGGCGTGAAACCATGACCGCCCGTGGCTTAGACAATAAATGGCGGCAGGAGATACCTGATACCGGTGCGGTGTTGGATATGAGCAAACTTCCATCAAGATACGAACAAATAATGCAGCCGCAAAGTGCTAGATTAATGAATGTGTTTAAGCATGATGCGTTAGAAGAAGCTTATCCAAACCTTGTAAACAATCTAAAAATTGCAAGAGAAAACCGCCCAGATATACGGGGAGCGTATGACCAAGAAAAAAGATTGGTCACAACTGGTGGTGCGACTTATGTTGGCCAAACCGCAGATGAACAAGCTAATTTAGCCAGATCAACATTGCTGCATGAAATCCAACACGCTATCCAACAGACCGAAAACTTTGGGCGCGGTGGCAGCCCTGAATCTGCCAAACTAATTGCTCAAGCCCAAATTAAGTCAGAATTAGCGCCATTAGCTACCCCATTTGCCACAAATCGCAAATTTTGGGACGATTACGGCGCAGCTGCCAGATCAGAATATATGATTCGGCTTGGTGATATTGCGACCCGAGACAACATCAAACCAAGGATTATTTACAATCTATCCGATTGGTATAAATACGGCAACGATTACCGCCGCGAGGCTGGCCCACAACCTAAAAAGCCAGGCGCAGCTAGAGACGAATGGTTTAGGGGCGCGGCTCAATTTATCCAAGACCGTAGCATTTCATCTGAGGCAAAGTATCAAAACCTGCCTTATGACAACCTGCGAGATGCTAAAAACGCCCAAAAACGGGCTATGACGCAGATTAAAAAGACCGATGAGGCTGCGCGTCAGTTTCAAGAATTAGGCGCAAAACAGAAAAGATTTGATGAATTATCAGATACAGAGGCCTATAGACGATTAGCTGGTGAGGCCGAGTCAAGACTGACCCAGACCAGAGAAAAGCTGTCTATGGAGGAGCGTAGGGCTAATTACCCATTTGCGGAACAATACGAGAGAACCATGTATGAAAACGGGAGACCAGGTAAGCCAGAGCGCTTTAACCAATACGGCCTTGATGTCCCCCGTGATGAGACTGTGTCATATACCCAATTTAGCGACCCATTAGCAATGTTTCTAAAGGGAAAACCAACCCAAGACCCATTAGAGATGTTTATTGGACTTCCAAAGAGTCGATAACTTGACCAGTCTTGGCCATGATAAGGTCCATCGTGCGATTTAGAACCGCCAGTTGTTGCTCACCAGTAAGTATCTCAAACTCTAAAGAATAGATAATCTCCTGATTAGTAGATAAGTAAAGCAGTAAGCCATTCATTTTTGACCCTTTCTTAAAGCAATATGTTTTTGTAGGATATGCCAGAACTCCGATTTAATAATTTTCATCTGTCTCTGGCCTCCATCATTGCATCTGCGACCACATAAGCATAAGAACCAATCCAGTTATCAATTTCATCTATATCAAGACTAGCATCATCTGATTTACCAATAATGGCTTGCATTGCCTTTGCAGCGAAGTAATCCCGTAAGTCCATACCAAGATTCTCTATAGACTGTAGATACATCTTTTCGTTATCGTCTTGCAGCATCAAGGTCTTGTTCGTTGGAAATGCTTTCATAATCCCTCCATAAGAGTAAACAGTTTACAGTATAAGATTAACACAAACAACAAGAAACGATTTATTATTTAGTTACTGGAACTTATTGATTGAGTTAATCACTATGGCCGCACCGATAGGAAATTCTAATGCCGTAAAGGGCAAGATGTTTTACGACAGGCTCCGCAAGGCGCTGACGCAAGAGCCGCATCGTCTTGAGAAGATTGTGGGTCAATTGATTACACAAGCAGAGATGGGCGAGGCTTGGGCGGTTAAAGAGATTATTGACCGGCTCGATGGCAAGGCCGTGCAGACTAACCAGGTTGAGAACTCCGATGGAAGTCCGCTGCTCTCTGGCATTCAAGTCATGTTCGTAAAACCCCAAGATGCTTGAGGACGATTTACCAATAACGGAACAACTAAACCAAGTTGTTGCCCAAGCAAAATTCCCCATAAAGCTAACTTTTCTGTTTGAGCCCAAACGATACAAGATTCTGTACGGTGGGCGCGGAGGCGCCAAGTCTTGGGGAGTTGCCAGGGCATTACTTATTAAAGCAGCTAAAGACCCCATCCGCATCCTATGCGCCCGTGAGTTTCAAGTCTCCATCAAGGATTCTGTACACAAGCTGCTGACAGACCAGATTCACAGTCTAGGCTTAGAGTCCTTTTACGAGGTCACCCAGACCAGCATTCGCGGTAAGAATGGGTCCGAGTTCTTCTTTATTGGCCTTAAAAACAACATTACCAATGTCAAATCTTTTGAGGGCGTAGACATTTGCTGGGTCGAGGAGGCTCAGACTGTTTCTAAATCCAGCTGGAATGTCCTTATTCCGACCATCCGTAAGGATGACTCCGAGATATGGATTACCTTTAACCCGGAGCTAGAGACTGATGACACCTACCAGCGCTTTGTATTGGCGCCGCCTACTAATGCGGTAGTCCAGAAGATTACTTGGCGCGATAACCCTTGGTTCCCTATGACCTTGCGGGAGGAAAAAGATAACCTCCAGATGCGGGACACCGAGGCTTATCC